CGACCGTAACAACGGCGGTGGCGGTCTGCGGAGCACGGACGAGGACAACCGAGGTGGCGTCAACGGTGACGTTCACGGCAGTCCCGGCCACGGCGTCGGCGAAGCTGGCGCAGAGGTAACCGGTGTCGGCAGACAGGCGATGGAAGTAGTAGGTCGTTCCAGCGGTCAAGCCGGTGCCGTTGGTGAGCGAAACGAGTTTCACATCATCACCGGTGACAAAGCCGTGAGCTTCCTTGGTGTAGATGTTGTCGTCGGCCTCAATCGCCCCACCAGTGACCTCGGAGGCCGTGGTGTAGGTGGCGGTGATGGTGGTAGCGCCAGCGGCAACAGCAGTAAGGACGCCGGTGCCGGAAACGATGGTCGCCTTGTTGGTGTCGCTGGAGGTCCAGACGCATGACGTAGTAACGTCGGTCTGGATGGCGAGGCCGGTTGTGGCGGAGATCGTGGCGGCGACAGCGGACATCTGGATAACGTCACCATCAGAGGCGTCGGGGCCAGCGGCAGAGGGCCAAACTTTAAGTTGGTCGCATCCGTATTCGTTGGGGACGCTGATGGTCGTCTTGACATCCGTGTAAGCGGAGGGAATGAGGGTGCCAGCAACGTAATCGCACGCCTCAAGGGCGGTGCCATACTTAGTGTCGGCAACCACGTCGCCACGGCGGACAACAACGGTGCGGAAGGTTTTTTCGAGACGGGCGATTTTCGCAGCCTCGACGGCGGTAGGAGTAGCGCCGGAGATGAAATAGATGACTTTAAGATCGGGAAAGGCCATGTGAGTAAAGAGATTGGAAGGTTAAGAAAGGGGCGTCCCCGAGTGAGGACGCCCCAAGTGATTTGCTTACTGGGTGTTGACCAGCACGCCAGCGGTGTCCTTGATGGACTCCGCGAACTTGTCCCAGTTGGAACCAGTGGCGAGGGCAGCATCGGTAGGCGACTTGCCACCGTTGGCGGTGTCCCAGGCGTAACCTTTGAGGCCGACGTTGTAGGACCATTGGGCCTGCCAGGTGCGGGTAATGTTGTTGGAGCCGTTGGAGGTCTCCACGTTATCAATGTAGTCGTTGTTCTGGTCAACGATGACAGCGCCTTGGACGAGACCAAGGGCGCGATAACGTGTTTCGCCGCCGTCCTCGTAGGTGAGGTCGGTTTTGTCAGAGATGATGAGCGGACGGCCAAGGTGGTCGCCAACAATCTTCACGGTGCCGAAGTTGAACAACTGCGCGGTGTTTTGAAGGTTCGCGTCAATCATATCCGTGTAGGGGGTCGAGTGCATGACCCAGCAGCGGATGTTCTGAGCGCGGTCGCCAAACTTACCAGCGCCACGGTTGAGAGCGCGGAGGCTCATGGTGGCGGCGGTGCCGTCATAGATGAGGTCGGCCTGAGTGGAGGTCGCGGCGATGAAGGCGCGGAGGGCGACACCAAGCATATCGTCCATCTGGTCCTCGGCCAACTGCTTGGCGATGAGAATGGACGCCTCAACGGGGTCGCGTTGAATCCACTGCCAGAGGCCGGGATCAATGTTGACCGGGTTGGTGCCACCAGCGACCTTCACGGACACGTCCAGAAGGGTAGTGATGTCCTTGGCGGTCAGCGAGCCAACGCCATAGGCGTCACGGCGGCGAACGAGGTCAGGAATGCGGGCGTAGAGGGCCTTGGAGTTGAAGTCGCCTTGATGAGCACCGCCTTGAAGGACGATACCACCGAGAGAAGCAGCATTGAACAGGTCAATGTTGTGAGCGATCATTCCTTGAGAAGTGGTGTAAACTTCTTCTTGGAAGATTTGGAGATTTGTGAGTGAGCCAGCCATGTGAGTGTGTGTGGGATTTGTGAGTGGTCAGTCCTTACTTAATTCCCCTGGCTAATTTCCGTGCGGCGGCAATCTCCTGGGGACTCTTCGAGTAATCAACTTGACCGGGTTTTACTGAGCCCCCGGCACCGCCGGGTTTCGAGCCTGTGCCACCGGCACCAGAACTCTTATTGCCGATCAGAATTGCGTCGAACTTCTTGGAGTCAACCAGATTTTTCTTCAATTCGGCGGGCGTCAGAACGGACTCAGCGCCGGACTCGTCAAGAACTACCGTAACGGCCTTGCCGTCGCGGACTTCGGCGCGGAGGCGACCTTTGATAAACGGAAGCATCAGTTCGGCGTTTGGCCCGGCCAGTTCGGTAGCGAGGTTCGACGCCACGCTGTCAACCAACTGCGAGGTGAGGGCGGTTTTCATGCCTTCGATTTCGCCGGTCAGTTCCTTCTCGCGCTTGGCCAGTAAATCCTTGTGGCGCTTCTCGGCGGCTGTCAGCTTCTCGTCGCCCTTCGACTGGTCGTTGCGAACCGTTTCCAGTTCCTCACGGACGGCCTTCAATTCGTCGGAGAGCTTTTTCTTGGCGTCGTCACGCTCCTTCTTAACGTGGTCAATCGTCCGCTTCAAGACGCTGGTATCTTCCAGTCCCTCAACGTCAAGGACGTGGTTCCCGTCCGCGTCAGCGGTCGCGCCGTATTCAGCCTTAATCAAGGCCGGGAGCGCGGCGTAATCCGCTGCGCTGAGTTTGTGCTTTAGTGCCATAGTGTGTGGGTGGTGAAATTATTCTTCAGAGTCATCAGCAAAGGACGCATCCTCAAGGGCTGCAACGGCCAATTCAATCGCCTCGCCAATCAGTATCAGGCTGGCCTGCTCGCCTTCCCCGCCGCGCCGCCATTCGTTATGGTCGGCCAAAATCTTCGCTGCCTCGGCGTAGGTCATACGTCGCTCCCGGTTTTCTTCGGTGGCGTAACCTTCTTCTCCAGCGCGGCCCGCGCCTCCTCTTCCTTCTTCTTCGCCTCATACCAGGTCTTCCACTCGGCCTCGGTGGCGCTGGTCATGCTGCCGCGCTTGAACTGGTCGCGCATCTCGACATCGGTAATCGCTCCGGCCTGCCAGTTGGCGACCAACTGCGCCTGATCGCTCGGCGTCAGGTCGTTGGTGCGGAAGTCAGTGGATAGCCTTATTTGCAACTCGGCAGTTTCCCAACTGGGGTCAACGAACTGCATGGCGCGGCGGATAATCCACTCGTAAGCCTGCGAAACGTTGTTCGCCATGCGGGCGAGCGCAGACGTCGAAGCGCCGTCGTGCAACTGAACTTCGGTGGCGGTCATCGCCACCTTCGACATCTCAATCAGCTTCGCGCCAATAGCCACCATCTGTTTCTCCTTGTGGGTCATGGCCTCGAAAGCGAGAGTGTTCGGCTTGGCCTGGGCAATCCCCATCTGTCCATCAGGCGGCAGTGGGATGATCGTTCGACTGCCGACGAGAACCTTTCCACCCAACTGCTCTTTCAGCCAATCGGCATCCAATCCGCTCATCCAATAGGTCGGCTGGCCAGTCTGGTAAACCGATTCCTCGTAGTCGGCGGAGTTCCTGAAATGCGCCCGGTTCAACTCGGTCAGCCCGTCCATCGGCGGCAGATCGCAACTCGAATCGTTGTTCTCGGAACCGACGAACGTAAATGGAATTTCAGTCAGCGGCTTGCCGTCAGCCTTCGGAGTGTAGGTCAGCGCCTCGCCGTCCGTTCCGGTAATCATCTCATACTGGCCCTTCTCCTTCTCTTTCTCGCGCCAGAGTTCGACAACAACGTGGCCCGCATCGTTCAAGTAAATAACGCGCCAAGAATTGTCCAACTTCTGCTCATACCCGTCATCATTCGTGACGTATTTCTCGGAAATCACCAGACGGACCAATTTCGTCACTCCGCCAAACTGCCCCAAGCGCCAGTTCACGATGTCAAACGGCTGAACCAGCGTCACGGTCGGGCGAATGTTCCCCTTGCTCATCTGCTCCCGCGTCACCATTCCATCGGTGGCCGGGAAGTCGGCCAGCAGGCCGCAGCGCCCATACGCGATGACGTGATTCAGCGCCTTACTCGACTGCTGGACCAGCGACACGCCAGCGCCGTCAACGTCCATCTCCAGGCGCTTCACCGACTCAGGCAGGCGGACCAGCGGAGGATCGCTGAAAACCTGCCCGTTGTAACCTTCGAGCGTCCGAGCGACCGCAGGGTAAAAGCACGCCCGCTCGATGTATTGGTCATACCTCGTCGTATTCTCGGCAGACGTGTCGGCGGCGTTCGGCTTCGGCAACACCAACTCGCGCAGAGCCCGCACAGCGTCAGGGCCGGAAACGAACGCATGGATCAACCGCCACTTCGGCAGCA